CTCGGCAACGGCCCGGAGCAGGCGCAGCAGCAGGCGTTGACCATGCGCAACCCACTCGAACTGCCCGCCGCGCAGCCGAAGTCACGTTCCACGGCCAGACGGTTCGCAGGTGCCCAGAAGCTGGGTGCTGCCTCACTCGGCTCGATTCTGAGGGGCGCGTGATGGCCGAAAAGTTCCCGACCCCGCAGGAGCGTGCGATGGCGTGGCTGTTGGAGGCCACGGAGATTGGCGGCATGAGCAGGCCGGAGACCGCGCTATACGCCTATCAGGCCGGTTTCACGGCGGCGCTCGACTTGTGCATCGAAATCGAAACACGACTCAACAAGGAGGAAACCGATGACCATGCTGCTTGATGAACGATTGCGTGATCTCGCGACGCAAACCCACCTGCTCGAGACGAAGGTGAGCTCTCTTGGCTGGATGGCCGGCGCCGGCGCGCAGACGTTGAAATCAATGACCCGCGCCCAGGCGCATCTCATGCTCGCCGAATGCGATCTGCTGGACGCAATCGAAACGAACGAAAAGAAGGAGAACAACAATGAGTGAGAAACCATTCTGGGAAGGCAAGACCTGCGAAGAGATGGCAAACCTGCACGTCAAGGTCACATTTGTGGCCGGTGCCGTGCTTACAGGAATCACCGACTGTTCCGGGCACATTAGGCGCAGTAGAAACGGCTCCGTCGTGCCCATTTCTGCCAATCGAGGGGCAGAGCGCTTCGTCCCCTACAGGGACATCGAGTCCATTGAACTGTTGGATGACCCCGAGTACGAGCGTATCGACAACATCGAGGACGTGCGCGAAGGCGACGTGTACGTCGGCACGGACGGCAACCGGTACACCGTCTTGCAACGCACTACGTCCAATCTCCAGCCCCTGACGGTAGCAGTCATCAACACGACCTTCTACCCACACCGTTCCTACTTCGGCTACGCTTTGCGTCCAACCCCGAAGCTCCCCGACCATGACGGACTCTGGCTGGACAGGGTCGGTAACACGTGGACGATGTGCGACGGCAAAGTGCATATCATACGCATTAGCGACGGTGATTGGTGTTTCACGCGCCCATGGTTCTATACGGACAGCGTGCAGGTGGTAAATGCCGGCCCGTTCCGCCCTGCTAAGGCGGTGGAAGCATGAGCATCGAGGTGGGCCAAAAATGAATCTTTTAGATGAAACCAAGAGTGCGATCTCACAAAGCGAGCATTCGACCGATGACGTTCGATTCGTAGGCTCCCGCGACGAGAAGCTGGGAATTCCGTGGAGTCAGGCCGAAAAGGTGCTCGACATCGATTACGACGACGGATACGGCAGTCAGGAGATAGCCGCCGACCTGGTCGTGGCGTTCACTGATGGCGGTTTTCTGCGCCGCGAAGAATACGACGGCAGCGAATGGTGGGAGTACGAGCCACCGTTCAGAGGCCCGGAGACGCAGAAGCCGTTCAAACTCGTGAAGGCGCTCAGCTATTACACACAGTTGCTTGTGGACATCAATTACCCGATGGAGGCAACGGAGGAATGAGCGACATGAGGAGCTTCATCAAGGTTGAGCACAGTCGTTTTACTTTGATTTTGCGCAAGGGGATGCTCCCGTTCCACTGGATTGCGGAGTCTCATGTCTTCCCGGACAAGGGTTATGTCACATCGGTGCGAGAGCGCGCCAACTACGGCGCAGTATGGGCGTTGAGCAGTAGTGGCGCTCTCGATCAGGTCATGCTCTCGATCTGGGAGGACATCAAATGGTTGGACGAAAGGATGGACTGATGCGTGTGCATCGTCCGAGACTACAAAACCAAACCGAAGGAGACAACCAATGAGTGATTACAAGCAGCGGATGATCCGCGAACATCGAGAATTGCAGGAGCGTATCAGCAAGCTGGCGCACATGCTTGAGGGCTACGCGGAGGGCACGTTGGACTTCACGCCCGCGTGCTCCTTCCAGCTCCTTGAAAGCCAATTGTACGCGATGGGGACATACGCGAACATCTTACAGGAGCGTGCGCGTATCGAACAGGTGGATTTGAACGCGCCTCTTGAGGGAGGTGAGTCTGGTGAGGTTCCACAGGATTAGCCCGTGTCCCAAGTGCGGGGGCAAGGTCAAGGTGAAATGGGAGGCGTATCAGCTTCTGTCCGCGCTGATTTTCAAATGTGGGGAATGCAAGTACACGTGTCTTATCGGAATGCGGGAAAGACCCAAAATGCCGTGGACGCTCACGAAGGAGTGGATACTCGCCGCTTCCATCCGTCGTTGGAATGCGATGTGCAACGGCGACCGGAAATACAAGCTGATTCGCGAGAGTCTGGGAGGCAGACGATGAGAGACAAGGCGATGCCGTTGGGCAAGAAGTTCAAGGTCCGGTTGACCATCACACCGGAGGAAACCGGAACGCCCGTGGACATGCTGGGATTCACATTCACCAGCGGCCGGAACGGGCGTATGGAACTGGACACAGAGTACAACAACATTCCCAAACTGACTGATGACGGGCTCGACTCACTGTCGATTCTCGTGATCCTCAAAACACTGGAGATGTGGGCCCAGAAGGGATATGAGCTGTTCCAGCCCATCGCTCAACGATTTCACGGAGACGGACGATGAAGGCGACGAGGGGGACGGACGTGGAGATCGAACGACGGTGCGGCATGGTCACAGGTGCCTCCTGCGGGAATGTGACCCTGAGCTGGATTCCCGGAGACGGCCGAAACGGCACCCGCTCATGGGTGCTGGCCACTCATGATGGCGACAGCATCCGCCGCATCCGGTTGAGCCGGAACGAGCTCGGCGACCTGGAGGACATCCTCCAATCAATCGCGAACGAGGAGAAGGAACTGCGAGGTGGACGATGAGCACTCTGGATATTTTGGGTAACACGAGCGAGCAGGCGGATTCAGTGCGCCTGATGCTCAAGATTCGAGGGATGAAAGATGGGCATTTCATCGACGACACCCCACTCATCATCCTCAAGGCGGACAACCATCAGGACTCCGACAAATGGGATGTGTACATCAGCAAGTCGGTGTATCCGACCGCCGAATCGTATGGCACGCTCGCCGGCGTGCTGCGAATGCTCGCCAATGACGTGGAAATCATGGCACACGAGAAGGAAATGGGAGGCAGACGATGAACGGTGACGTGACTGCCATGGACATCAATTGCGCACTCGCCTCCCGTTACCGGCGTGACGGTGACGGGTATTGGTCGGAGATTTCGGTCACTGAGCCGAATGACACGGTGCTGCGTCTGGACGGCGTGGCGTTGGAGGTCAACTGGCGCGGGGACACATGGATCAGCGGATTCGAGGTCAAGGTGAGTCGCGGCGATTTCCTCCGCGACGCGAAATACCTGCGCTACAAGGATTACGTGGACGATCTCACCCTCGTCTGCCCCGCCCGCATGATCGACCGCAGCGAGGTGCCCGAGCCGGTTGGCCTCATGTACTACGACCCGTCCAAACGCACGTTGAGATACCGGCGCAAACCCGACCCAAGTCATGGTGACACCCGGCAGGTCGAACACCGGCTGCTGAAAAAGCTCGCCGCCAGCGAACGGCCGGACCGGTACGGGCATTACGAGACCGCCGCCGAGTATGTCGCACAGCGAGAGGCGATGAAAGGCATAGGCCGTGCGCTCGGGACGAAGATGGCGTTGCGGCTCCAACAGCTCGAACAGTTGCAGGAACCCACCGAGGTACGACGTATACAGGCACAGTCCAAGGCGTTCGAACGGGTGTGCGACATCCTCAGCCGCCACGGCTACCAGATCAGCCGGTGGACCCGCACCGAGGATCTTGAGACCAGACTGAAGGAACTGGACGAGGCGCTTTCGAGCGTGGTGCCCACCGGCAAGGTGGACCGCGAGACCCTGTACGCCATCAGCTGCCTGCAACAGTTGAGAACGACTCTGGGACTCCAAGACCGAAAGGAGCACGGACGATGAGCTATAAGGCGAGGACATTCACCCGTGAGGAGTTTCGAAAGGTCATCGCAGCCGCCATCTACGACTACGACCATGCACCCGCGAAAATCCTGTACCCAATCGAGGTCCTAATCGACCAACTCTATGACCATTACGGCACGGAAACCGAGGTGGAGGAATGAAACCACGAGTGTATGACGGTTTGGTCCAACCCGCCGTCGAATTGAGTTGCTTCGGGACAGGCCAGTCAACCATCGAGGAAGGCCGAGCCGCCTATCAAGCATGGCTCAAGGAGCATGACCGGCAGATAGCCGAAAAAGCATGGGAAGAAGGGTATATCCAAGCCGTCAAGAACATGAATCCCATGCCCGGCGAGGAATCGCCCGAATACACGCCAAACCCATATCGAAAGGAGAACGCATGAACGAGATTCAGCTTACAGACCATTTGGTCGCGCATATCAGCGCGGGAAGCGACTACGGCCGTTATCGAGCCAAAATCTGCGAAGACGGCAACTTCAGAGAGTCCCTGTACGCCATGAGCCTCAAACGTCTCAAGCGCAAGTGCGAGAAGTATGCGAATCGTGAACGCAAGGCCATCGAATATGTCGCCACGCTCAAGGAGGAATCATGAGCGTAAGCAGTCTCAAACGCGAGGAAATACTCAAATGGCATCGGAGCAAAGCGGCCACGCCCGAGTACACGGCGAAACTGCTCGGCGTGCCATTGGATGAGGTGCTGTACATCATCGCCCATCCTGAAACGCCCGCACCCCACAAGGATGATTTCACGCCCGAATTCATCGAACCATTGATTTGAATTCAGCGCAAAAACACTGAATTCAGCGCAAAAAAACGAAACCCTCCACCGAAAAGATGGAGGGCACGCTCACCAAGCACCATGATAGCCGGAACGTGGAGGGTTTCAAACAATGTTCATCACCACCGAACCATGCCAATACTGCGGCAACCAGCAGGTCGAGGCACCGTGGACGCTCTGCCGGAACTGCCGCCGCCAGTACGCGAAAACACTCCACCGGCTCCGCCATGACATGATGCTCCTGCAACAGGTGTCCCGTCACGCCTACAAGCTCGGAGAACCCGGAGCGGGCGGCAAACCGCAAGGAGGGGAAGCGCCCGCGCCCATCAACCTCCACGCGCAGGACATGCTCGACCAGATCGAGGACGGCTTGCAGGACATGTGGAACGAAACCGGCGTGGAAAGCCGTCCGAGATGGCAGACCCTGCTCAGGGACTCGCCACGACGACTGCCCGACCTATGCCGCGCCAGCCGTTCGGGACATTGGCTGACATGGCTCATCCACACCTGCGAGCGCATCGAACCGCTCGTGGACCGCAGGCCACGCACGCGCCGGATAATCGGCGTCTGCCCCGAATGCGGACGCGAGATCATGGCCGCGAAGGGCGAATCGCTGCTGCTATGCAAATGCGGCAACCCCATCAACGTGCAACAGCTGCGCGAGCAAAGCCGAGACAAGGCCGAGGCAATCCACCTGACCAAAACACCAGCAGGCATGAGCCAATGGCTCAAGGACAACTACGGGTACGAGGTCAGCCGCAAGCAGATCAGCAACTGGCTCAACCGCGGCAAGCTGCCCAGCAGCAAGCCGGTCGATGACGGCTACTGGGAGTTCAACATACGGGAGATTCTGGCGTTGGCGATGGGTTCCAGCGGCCGCCCGGCTTGACATAGTGTAGCCTGTGAGATACAATAAGGGTATGGAAATCAAGCAAACCGCCGAATACCGCAAGTGGTTCAAGAAACTCAGGAACCGCGAGGCGAAAGCCGCCATCCAAGCCCGGCTCGACGCCTGCAAGCTCGCCGGCAGGCCGTTCGGCGACATCAAACCCGTGGGAGGCCCGGTCAGCGAGATGCGGTTCCACATCGGAGCCGGATACCGCGTCTACTTCACCACGCGCGGCAACGTGCTCATGCTGCTGCTCGCAGGCGGCGACAAAAGCACCCAGCAGACCGACATCAAACAAGCCCACGCCATACTCGACGACTACAAGGAGCAGCAATGAGCACCGAAATCACCGACTACGACACCAGCGAATACCTCGAAAACGAACAGGACATCATCGCCTACCTCAACGCCATAGCCGAATACGACGACCCCGCACTCATGCAGGCCGCACTCGGCAACGTCGCCAAGGCTCGAGGCATGACCCAGATCGCCAAGGACGCGGGCGTGGGGCGCGAAAGCCTCTACAAAAGCCTCAGCAAGGACGGAAACCCCAGCTTCCAGACCATCGCCAAGGTAATCCACGCCCTCGGCGGACGCCTCACCATCCAAGCCGCCTGAAAAAACAAAACACAGACAGGAGTAGGGTGAATCCACCCCGTGGTATACTCCGTATCAGGATAAGTGTGAAAGCCTCTGGGATAAACATCTCAGGGGCTTTACTCATATCCACCTATGCGCGTAGCTCAGCAGGTAGAGCAGCGGTCTCCAAAACCGCAGGTCGTTGGATCGAAGCCAACCGCGTATGCCACGGCTTGCGTACGGTAGAGGCCTAACCGGTCGCGCTGGGATAGCGTGACAGCCAGCAAACACGACAACTGGATCGCGAATTCGAATCCCGTCCAAGCCACCGAACACATCACAGTCCGACAAGGAGCGTCGCATGGCACAGCCCATCAACATCGATATCGACGAGCAATGGATCCGTGACCGGTTCGCGAACATGCTCATCGACATGGCCGAGGAACTCAGCCCCGGAATCACTACGGATGCTCCTTTACTTTCCAAGCGAGTGGAAGGTGGATGCGACATTGGCTCCGTCTGCTGTCCATCAATTACGGGGCCGATGATCGCCAGTGGAAGACCTAAGTGAAGATGTCTCGCAATCCCATCCAGGAAACACCTGTTCAAACGTCACCGACTGTTTGATGAACCGTCTGACGATACCCACGACCTTCTTCTTGACCTCGGTTTCGTCCGCGATGCCGTAAAAGCAATGACACATCTCCTCCATGACCGCAAAGCAGGGGATGTCCGGATCATTATCGGCGATCTCACGCCATTGACGCAGCGGGAACACAAGCATTGATTTCGTCATGCCCAATTCATCGCCGTCGAGCGACATCGACAGGGTGAAACCGGGAATGAATGCCAGAAGCGCCCGATTGCGAATGACGGGTTTCTCGTAGGCGAATTGCTGCGCCATGACCGTCAGGGCAAGGTTGATCGCCTTAGTTTCGTAATCCCGTAACTTCGCGGTGCACCGAACGTCGATGCGGTCGGCGAGACTCTCCGGCACAACGATTCCCTCCGTCGTCGGCATAGCGCCTTTAATTTTCATGATGCTCCTTCCTTGGCCTTCCACCGCCGACGCCGCGTCCGGGACGCTGCGCGTTCCACTTGTCTATCGTCTCCGGGAGCCAGCCGCGAGTGCGGCCTATGGTCGCGTCGGGTTCGGGGAGTTTGAGGTTGAGCAGGCCGCCGCTGGTGATGCCGAGGCGTTCGGCGACCTGCTTGACGCCGAGATATTCAGTCGTCATTGTCGCCCCTTCTGTCCATGAGGAGTGTGGCGATGCTCCAGATGCCCGCGGCGAGTCCGAACAGTCCGGCCTGCCATGGTTTTCCGGCGAAGCCGAGCGTAGCCGACGTCAGGCCGCATATGATGCCGCATGCCGCGAATATGGTGCTTGTCTTCATAGTGGTCATGAAATAGGATGGAACCGGAGGGTTCCGGGCAATAGGAGTGCTCGGAACCCTCTTGTCATCTGCCGTGCCTAGGCGGCCTTCTGAGCGAGATGACCAGCGCCGCCAGTGCGATGATGTTGCTCACCACCGAGCTGATGGCGCTTACGATGTCCGTCCATTTCATGTTCACCTCCTTTCATTGGGCGATATAACTATAGTAACATAATATCTATAGTTTTGCAAGTCGAATGAACGCAACATGCCGAAAGGTAGACGATTCATGGTCGGACGGACACGCAAGACCACACGCCAATTCGAGAAGGACAAGGCCGTATTCTTCGCCCAATGCAAGGCGAGCCATGCAGTCTGCTGGCTCTGCGGAATGCCCATCGACTACGAGTCGACGAAGAACACGAGCGATGACTCATTCAATCTGGATCACCTCTATCCCGTCTCGAAGCACCCCGAACTCCAATTCGACCCAGCAGGCTTCAAACCAAGCCATACCAGCTGCAACAGACTCAGAAGCAACCAAGACCCACCAACACCAATCGGCACACTCTCAAGGCCATGGATAACAACAGCATGAGCAAGGAGGCAATGATGCTACAGCAGCCAGCCACACTAGAGCTCACCGCCGCAATCAACGACAAGACATTCCCAATCGGCTCATTCACCGTCAACATCCCAATCAACGTCACCCACAACGAAGTCAACACCGACAAAGTCGGAGACACATACACCACACTCATCACACCCAAGCCACCAAACACAGACGAACTCATCACACGATTCACAAACGCAATCAAAGCATTCAAAACAGCATTCGAAACCAACCCCGACGGGATAGGGGCGGTGAAATCCTGAAAACCAACGAAGAACGCAAGACGTCCCGCGTGGTTGCTCTTCCTCTCCCCGACGGACGAAATTGACCGGGGGTCGCGCGCGCGATTGCAGATTCGAGGTGAAGCATGTCGGTGAAATTCCCGAGTCATAATGTGGCGGATGCTTTGGAGCGCTCATTGAAGAACGCCGATGGGCTGAAGGCCGTGAATTCCGCAGTGGTCGCGGCCGCCCGCGTACTGGCTGTTCGGATTGACTTCCTGAGTGTCACCGGATTCGTTGACGAGAACGGGAAGATCGACAATGTGACTCTGCCGACTTTCCTGAAATACTGCCAGTCTCTCGGATTGACCTTGGACGCTCCAGCGAAGGTCGGGCGTCCGGCCAGGCAGAAGCCCGAAGTCAGGGCTGAGGAAGCGAAGAGCGACAAGGTTATCGCGATGGATGATTTCATGAAGCGTTTCGGCTGATTGGAGGGTCTGATGGCGTCGGAAGATTTGAGTGTTTTCGGTGCCATTGATGATGAGAGGCATGGCGTGACCTTGCCGCGTATCTTCACGCCGCCACTCAGGCCGTTGACCAAGGAGACCTCGAATGGTTTCGCGGTGATCGCGTTCGCGGAGATCATGCTGCACGTGCATTTGTATCCGTGGCAGCAGTGGCTGCTCGTCCATGCGCTTGAACTGCTTGAGGATGGTTCGTATCGTTTCCGCAAGGTGATTGTGCTTGTCGCCCGCCAGAACGGCAAGACCACGCTGATGGGCGTTCTGGCCGCATGGTGGCTGTTCGTGGACTCCAACAAGCATCCCGACCGAGTGCCGCCGGTGAAGTTCCTCGTGGTCGGTGCCGCGCAGACGCTGGACAATGCGAAAGGCCCGTACAATCAGGTCAAGGAATGGTGCAATCCTGCTCCGGCGACCGATGAGGAAGAGGATCTGGTGATTCCCGATCTCGCCGCGATGACGCAGAAATTCGTCAACACGAACGGCGAGGAAGCGATCATCACCCGCTCGAAAGCCCGGTATATCGTCCGCGCGGACAAGAACATTCGAGCGAAGAGCGCTGCCCGTGTGGTGTTCGATGAGCTTCGTGAACAGCATAATGACGATGGCTGGAATGCCGTCAGTCAGACCACGAAGGCAGTCTGGTCGAGCCAGTTGTGGGGCATTTCGAACGCTGGCGACTATCGTAGCGTCGCGCTTCGCAAGCAGGTGGACAAGGGCCGCAAGCTTGTTGACGAGTGGACTCGTCTGAGCGCCGACGGTGGCAATCCGGCCGCCGTGTTCCTGTCCGGCGAGCAGGATGGCTCTTTCGGCTATTTCGAGTGGAGCGCTCCGGACAAGTGTCCGGTGGATGATGCCGACGCCATCCGTCAGGCGAATCCGTCGCTCGGCTATGGGCCGATGACCGTCATGTCGGTTCGGTCCGACATTGATGGCATGACCGAGGCCGCTTTCCGTACCGAGGTCCTGTGCCAGTGGGTCACGGCTGACATCATTCCTTTCATCAACCCGAAAATGTGGGCCAGTGGCATCGACTCGCGTTCCACGATCCCAGACGATAGTCGTGTCGTCCTGTCCGCGGACACGAGCGCGGACAGGAAGACCACGTATGTGGCCGCTGCCGGAATGCGTGCGGACGGGTTGCCGCACGTGGAGCTGATAGCTCGCCGTGACGGCATGCTGTGGGTGCCGCACTTTTTGGATTTGCTTCGTGAGAGCTGGCCGGGCATTTGTGAGATTGCGGTGCAGTCGAAGGGTTGTCCGGCAGTCGATTTCATCGACCCTTTGACTGAAAAAGGTTGGACGGTGCATCTCATCGAAGGATTCCGTCTGGGCGCGTGCTGTGGCCGTTTCCTGGACCGTGTGCGCGAGGGCAAGCTGCGGCACCTTCCGCAGCCCGCCATCGAACAGCAGGTTTCCGTGGCCGTGTCCCGGCGTCTTGGCGAGGTCGAGGTGTGGGACAGGACGAAATCAGCATTGCAGATTTCCGGCTTGGTGGCCGAATCGCAGGCATTGTATGCGCTTGAGACCATGCAGGTCGAAGCGGAAACACCGAAATACGCGCCGAGCGTGACCCATTTCGCAGTCGTGTGACCCAGTGAGGAGGTTTCATGGGGTTCTTTTCCAGATGGCTCAAGAAAAGCCCGGTATCCGTGGCCCAGAAGTTCTCCGAATCGCCAGTCAACATTTCGCAGGTCGCGCAGTTGCCAATCGACTGGTTCGGCGCCGGAGTCTACGAGCGAGAGGCGGCGGTGCGTACCGTCATCGACCATATCGCGCGGAACATCGCCAGCATGCCGTTCAAGGTCTACACTCGCCAGCCTGACGGTGACCGTGTGGAGGACACGACAAGCCATTTGGCGCAGTTGATGGCAAAGCCGAGCGTTCTCCCTGGCATGACACGCTACCGATTCTTCTACTCGCTGCTCTGCGATGGCCTGCTCAATGACCGATGGCTTTGCCTGCTCGATGCCGACAAGCAGTCCGGTCGATTATGGTTGCGGCGTATTCCGGTGCAGAATTTCACGCTTTCCGGCAACACTCTTGATGAGATTACCGGCGTGCAGATCAGTACCGGCCAGCCGGAAGGAAGCCAGTATTTCAAGCTTCCCGACCCGCAGATTCTGCTGGACGTTGGCTACAGCACGTCCGGCATCGGCGGCTCTCCGGTATCCGGCACTCTCGCCCCGCTTCTGGCGGAGGCGCGTGAGATGGCCGAATATCGCCGTGCGATTGCCAAGAACGGCGGCCAGATTCCGGCATACATCGCTCGGCCGAAGGAGATGCCGTGGCCGTCGCAGGAGGCTCAGGACGAATTCGTGCAGGGAATGCGCAACTACAAAGCCGGCGGCAATCTCGCCGGCGGATGGCCACTGCTCAACGACGGCATGGAAATCAAAACCGTGGACGCCTTCAAGCCGATTGATATGCAGGACATCGACGCGAGAGACAAGATTCGCATCGACGTGGCCAACGCATTCCATATCGCGCCGGAGAATCTTGGCTTTCGCAGTGGCACGAATTCCAACATCGGAGCCTTCAAGGAGCAGATGTGGAACGTGGAGCTCATGCCGTACATCGTGGCTTTCGAACAGTCGCTCAATCTGCTTCTGCCTGACGCGCTCGGACAGCCGGACGCCTACATCGAAGCGAACGTTGACGCGAAGCTGCGCGGCACGTTCTCCGAACAGTATCAGGCGCTCAGCACGGCCACGGGGCGTAGTTTCATGACCACGAACGAGGCACGGCGCATCCTCAACTATCCGAAGCTTGATGGTGGCGACGAATTGGTGACGCCACTGAACGTGGCAACCGGCGGACAGCCCAGCCCGCAGGACGGCGGCAGGACGCAGAACGCGCAACAGAACAATCCAGTGAACGGAGAAGGACAGTGAATCTCAAACAGCTCAGATTCAACGTGAAATCCTTGGATGATTCCGCAGGCGAAGGCGTTTTCAGCGGCTACGCCAGCACTTTCGGCAACAAGGATCTGCAGGGTGACGTGATCGCCAAGGGCGCTTTCGCGGAGACCTTGGCGAAGGATTACGACGGCGGAGCCGGCATCCCGATCCATTGGAACCATCAGGACGGCAAGCCGACCGACATCATCGGACGCACCTTGAGCGCCGTGGAGGACGAGAAGGGCCTGCTCATCTCGGCCCAGCTCGACATCGAGGATAATCCGACCGCACAGCAGGCTTACGACCTGCTCAAGGATGGCAGGGTTCATCAGATGAGCATCGGCTTCGTGCCGACGAAGACCGCTTGGATCACGGAAAAGGGCGATGGCCCGTGGGGTGGCCATTCCGAATTCCAGCAGATCAAGCTTTTCGAGATCAGCGTGGTGCCGGTGGCCGCGAACCAGCAGGCCGAGATTCTGGCCGTGAAGTCAGGTCGCGCCATCAGCTCCGCCAATGAGGAGAAGCTTCGTGCTGCATTTGCGTCGCTGAGCGAGGTGTTGGAAGGCATTGATTCCGACAATTCCAGCGCTTCCGACGAAAATAAGCCGGATGATTCCAAGACCGGCGAGAAACAGGACGATAAGAAGCTTGCCCCTGATAAGGGTAGGGACGCGGAGGCCGAGAAGGCCGAGCGTCTGAATGTAATCAAATCCGCCCGTGAACTGGTCACTGGCGGCAAGGACAACAAGGAGACCAAATGAGTTTCAATGATCGTCTCGCCAAGACCAAGGCCGCCATCGAAGCGGTGCTTGCCAAGGGCGAGGATAATCTCGACGCTTCCGACATCGAGAAGCTGAAGGGTCTGAACGCCGAGGCGCACGAATTGCAGGATTCCATCGAAACGGTGGATGCGGTGCATAAGCGTTTCGCGGGATTGACCGACAATCTGGCGGACACCCAGAAGAGCGGAGCCGCATCCGGCGAATCTCTTGGCGATTTCGTCGTGAAGAACATCGGCGAACAGCTGGCGAAGATAAAGGGAGTGTCGGGAGCGTCAATCGCAGCACCGGAATGGGCTCCGCGCCGCAAGGCCAACACTGACACGCAGGTTACCGGCGGACCGTCCGGCGTGTACGGCTCCCTGCTGACCTACGTGGACCCGAATTTCGTCCAGGCTTACCGTCGTCCGACCATCACCAATCTATTCGGTGTCGGCGCGATGAGCGGACAGGCCATCATCTACTACGTGGAAGGCGAAAAGGAAGGCGATTTCAAAACCGTCGGCGAAGGCGAGAAATTCAGCCAGATCCATTACGCGGACGCGACAGAACACACCGACGCTTTGTCCACCATCGCTGGATTCATCAAGGAATCCAACGACATGATCACCGACCTCGAATTCCTGAAGTCCGACATCGATGGACGCCTGCTCTACGATCTGAGCATCGTCGAGGAGAAGCAGTTGCTCAACGGCGATGGCGCCGGCAAGAACATCACGGGCCTGCTTAATCGTGAAGGCATTCAGACCTACACGGCTACCGACGCCGGCAATGACGTTGCCGTCCTGCACGCGCAGTCGATGATCTCCACCACGACCGGCATGATGCCGGATGCCCTTGTCATCAATCCGACAGACTATGAGGCCATTCGATTGAAGAAGGACAATGATGGCAATTTCATCGGCGGTGGACCGTTCTATGGCGTGAATGGTGGCGCGCTGACCATCACTCCGCGCCTCTGGGGTCTGGACACCGTGGTGACTCCCGCTGTCGACGCCGGCACAGCCATCGTCGGCTCCTTTAAGGGCGCTGCCACCTTCTATCGCAAGGGCGGCGTGACAGTTGAGGCCACCAATTCCAATGACACCGACTTCATTTCCGATCTGGTGACCATTCGCGCCAAGGAGCGTGTGGCTTTGGCCGTGCGCAAGCCGAAGGCTTTCGTCAAGCTGACCCTTAAGTAAGGAGACGTGATATGGCTCGACAGTTTCGAGTGATTCCAGCCTCGGCGGCGAAGCTTGACCCGAATGCCAACGTGGCCGATGTGGTCTTCGTCGGTTCCAACGGCAAGCCGACCGATATTGGCAGCGCTGCAGTGAAGCCTGCAACGCATGTGGCTTTGGCCGCCGGCGCCACACCAACCAAGAGCGAATTCGACGCCCTGGTCAATTCTCTGATTGCGGCTGGCCTGATGGCTGCAGAGTAAGCGTGGAGGTCGGCATGAGTGATGTGAATGTGATTCCCGACATGATTGCCGACCCTTCGGCCTTCGAGGATGACACCGAGTTCCGGCTTAAGGCCGCGCAGGCGGCCATCCGCCGCGAATGTGGCTGGCATGTCATGCCGAACGCGGCATTGACGGGGACGCTGAACACTCGCGGCGGCACGGTTATTCGACTGCCCGCCCGTCATGTGACGAGCATCGAATCCTTGACCGACCGCGACGGCAACAAGCTGGCTTACGCCTATGACCCTGAGACGGGTCTTGTGGAGTCGCTTTCCGGTGGCTTCCCGGTCGGCATCGCGGCCATCCATTATTCGATCCATGCCGGATACGACGATGCGCCGGACGTGCAGCAGGTGCTCATCAGTGCCGCGAAGCGAGCTGGCATGAGCCCGGTCGGGCTCGTCACCTCGCAGTCCACGAACGGTTCCAGCGCGAGTTTCGACGTGGTGTCGCTCATGCAGGAGGAGAAGGACAGGCTCAAACCCTACCGGCTTGGAGGGTTGCCGTGAGCCTGCTTGACGATCTGAACTCCGCTGTCGGCGTTTTCTCCATGGCTGGGGCCACTCGCTTCATCCGATTGCGTGCCAAACGCAAGGCCAATCCGTACAATCCGGCGCAGCACGAGCCGGACTGGAGCGTGCCTCCGGACGAGCTCGCCATCATGGGCGCCCTCGCCTCCAGCTCCAGCATGCGCACACCGGGCACGCTCGACACTCAGACCGCATCCACGGCATACCTCACCATCCCAGACCCGGGCGCCGACGTGAAAATCGGCGACCGGATCCGCGCCGACCCCGACGACGGGCGCTTGTGGGAAGTCGACGGATTCCCCTCGAAGGATGCGAACGCGTTCACGGGGTGGCGTCCGACCTTGGAATGCCGTCTGACGGAAAGAAAGGGCTGAACAAATGGCGAAAAGCAGGATATCGGTCGACTTCAACCCGAAATTCTTCGACGCGATCCTCAACAGCGCGGGAGTCAAGGCGCTCACTACGCTGGCCGCAAACAGGGCACTCGCCTACGCGAAGGCGTCCGCTCCGGTTGAAACCGGCGCGTACCGCGACGGACTTGGTATAGAGGAGGTCAAAAGGGAGCACCGAACGACCGTCATGGTCGTCGGCCACGATCCGAAGACCCTGATCGTGGAGGCGCAGACCGGCAATCTGGCCAAGGCGCTGAAGAAGGCGAGGGTCTGATGGCAAGCGTTATCCCACCAGACCTTGAGCTGTTCCTCACCGGCTGGCTTCGCTCCAATATCACGGACGTCGCAGGCCTGCAGGTCGGAAACCGTATCCCGGACGATTACGACGGCTCCTATCCGCTCGTGGTCGTGCGTGATGACGGCGGCACGCAATCCGCCGACCGTGTGACGTTCGACAGGTCGATAGGCGTCAACGTGCTCGGATGGACGCGCAACGACACGAAACCATGCCGCGATCTGGCGGCCCGCGTGTACGGCGTGCTGACCGGCGAGCCCGGCATCCTCATCGGATTCGCCGAAGGCAGCCGCATCTGCGCCGTCGTGTCTGACGGATGCAACGGCCCGTACCCGGTCGGCGAGGACGCGGCATGGTGCCGCTACTACATGACCGTCGAATATTCGACGGCCGGAATCAGACAACCATAGAAAGGAAACGCCATGGCCAAAGACAGTCAGGGCATGGATCTGGGACAGGTGGAGGCGCTCGTCACCGCAGCCATCATGATCGTCCCGTACTCCACCGAAAACAGGATCACGCCGGAAATGATCGCACCCAGCAAGGCGACGACGGAACTTCCGGCCGCATACAATCGGTCGACCGCATGCATCGGACTCGTCAAGTCCGACGGCGGCAATCAGGATTCGCGCGACGGCGACGACCCGCTGGAGTTTTTGCAGGACGGGTACAAGAAGCTGCCGTTGGCGACCAGCCTCACGCAGACTTTCAGCCCGGCTGAAAACAATGCGCTGACCCGCAAGATCACCATCGGCAAGCCGGACTCCAATGGCGTCTACCACGTGGCCGACATCATCCAGGATGCGAAATGGATGGTGTACGAGGAGGAGACGTTCGACACCGGGCGTGTCCACCGTCGTGCCGGCGTCGTGCAGGTCACCGGCAACGAGCCGGACCAGCAGGAGCGTGGCTCGGTCACAGGCCGCGAGCTCACCGTCGAATGGATGAAGGACCCGCTGTATGTGGATGCGGAGCATCCGAACACCCGCTGGATCGAAAGCTGGTACGACCCAAAAGCGTGACGGCGGTGGCCGTGACTTCGGCTGACGGCAATACGAGGCCGTCGGTCGTCCAAGGCGCGAAGCTCGCGCTCAAGGCCGTCGCCACCCATGTGGACGAGACCACCGTGGACGTGACCGGACAGGCCACGTTCAAATCCAAGGACGCGGGCGTGGCGACCGTCGATGGCGGCACGCTCACCGCCGTCAAGGCCGGAAGCGCGAGGATCAACGCCACCTATGGCGGCGTGACCTCACCCGATCTGACGGTCACCGTCACCGCACGCGCCGCCTGACCGGCGGACGAAAATCTTCCCGGACCGCCCATCTCGCCTGTCTGCGCGGTCCGGGAACCCTTTTTACCGCAGGCAGGCGAAAAGCAGATAGGACAAGACAATGACCTCCACTTCCACCGACTTCAAGCCGACCGTCGAGGATTTCGACCAGTGGACGGAAAAAAACGACGAGGAGGCGTTCGCCTCCATCGCGCAAAACTACAAGGTGCGCCACATCATCAAAGGCGATGTGTATTGGGCGCTCGTGCCCGGCGGACGCACGTACAAGCTCCCATTGTCGATGAGCATCGACGATTTCACCCGATTGTCGAACACGTCCGATGACACGGAAAGCGTGGAACAGCTCAAACGCATTCTGAGCGCCTTCGCAGGCGACAAACAGGCGAAAGCGCTGAACGGCGAACCGGTGCAGGTCGTGTTCAACCTCCTGTCCGACTATGGCGACGCGGTGGTGCGCGCGCAGGGCACCTCACTGGGAAAATCCAATGGTTCGCCCGCCAGCTCGCCGACCACGGGAGCGTGATCCGAGCCGATTTCACGACGCATGGGTGGAGTCTGCAGGCCGATCTTGGCGGCAGGCTCCGCTACGGCGACGCGATAGCGCTCCTCGAACAGATTATCGGCGATCCGTCGACCTACACGGGCGCGGAAATCAACGGCTTGGATTATCCGGCCCGGTGGGGTGAGATACCGGTCGTCTACGCGCTTGGCAGCGACGAGTATCCTAAACCTTTCGATTCTCTTGCGAAACGATTGCGGGCTGACAGGGAGAAGGCCGAACGTGAGCGGCTGCGCGAACAGACCAAGGGCATGAGCCCGGTATTCCAGACGCTCTACGAGGACTGATTTTTTGGACAAAACTGAATAGTGGAGGTGCCGCATGGCGTTCGGCAGCGAACTCGGTTCCGCGCACATCAGCGTTTTCCCGTCGATGAGGGGTTTCCGCAGCGCGGTCAACAAGGAGGTCGGCGCGAGCGGCAAGGCCGCGTCGAAGACCTTCGATTCGAACATGAACGGCGGCAAAAGCGGTGGACTGTTCGGACGCGCGTTCAAAAACGGTTTCAAGCAGTCGGCGAACGATTTCAGCGCGGACGTGTTGAAATCCTATGAGCGTGACGTGGCGAAATCCACGGCCGCATACCGTCAGGCCATGCTCCAGCAGAAGGCGGCGGCGAATCAGGTGCGTGCCGCCGAGGAAAGCGTCGCCAATGCCGTCGCCAAGCATGGTGAGGGCAGCACGCAGGCCGAGGCCGCGACCATCAGGCTCGAACAGGCCCGGCTGAAGCTGTCCACCATGACCGACCGCGCCACGCAGGCCGAGAACCGGTTGAAGGACGCGCAGAAGGCGCTCAAGGACGCGCAGGACAATCTCGCCGCCAGCAGCGAGAAGACAGCCGGTTCGCTCGGAGCGGCGTTCAAGAATCTTGGCGCGACCATCGTCCAGCCGGTCTCCGGCGCGTTCGGACGGGTCAAAAACGCGGCAACGTCGGCGTTCTCCGGCATCGCCACGAAAGCCCGCGACGGCATGAGCGCTGCCGGTGCTGCCATGCAATCCACCGCGTCACGTCTTACCGCGCCATTGTCTGCGAAGTTCTCCGCGATGAGCTCGGCCATCGCGGCAAGGATACCAGCACCTTTCAAAAACGTCAGCAATGCCATCGGCGGCTATCTCGGCAACGTCGGCGGCGCGGTCGGCGGCGTACTGTCGCAGATTCCCCGAGCAGCCGGCAGTGCCGCGTCGGCGATAGGCTCCAAGCTCAAAAGCGGCGCAGACACCGCATGGAATGCGATCAGCTCCATGTCAGGCAAGGCCGTCGGCGCGTTGAAGGGCGTCGCCACAGTCGGATTGGCTGGCGTTGGCACCGCCGTCGCGGCTTTGGCTGGCGTCGGCAAGAGCGCTCTCGACGCATACGCGACCTACGAGCAGGCCGTCGGAGGCGTGGACACGCTGTTCAAGGACGCTTCGGGCACTGTGCAGAAATACGCGGCGGAAGCGTACCGGACGGCCGGAGTGAGCGCCAACGAGTACATGACGCAGGTCACGAGCTTTTCCGCCTCGCTGATCAGCTCGCTCGGCGGCGACACCGCGAAGGCCGCGGAACTCGGCAACACCGCCATGATCGACATGTCGGACAACGCCAACAAGATGGGCACCGACATCGAGGCCATCCAACAGACCTACCAGAGTCTGGCGCGCGGCAACTACGCCATGCTCGACAACCTGAAGCTCGGATACGGCGGAACGAAATCCGAGATGGAGCGTCTGATCCAGGACGCGAACAAGGTCAAGCAGGCGAACGGGGAGATGGGCGACCTGTCCATCGACAAGTTCTCCGACGTGGTGCAGGCCATCCACATCATGCAGCAGCAGATGGGCATCACCGGCACCACCGCCAAGGAGGCCGCGACAACCATCGAGGGTTCCGTTGGCATGATGAAGGCCGCATGGCAGAACTGGCTGGCGGAACTCGGCAAGGACAATGCCGACATCAACGGATTGACCAAGCAGCTGGTCGATTCGGTCGGCACGGTCATCCAGAACGTGGGTCCGCGCATCGCGCAGATCATCACCGGCATCACCGCCGCACTTCCGCAACTGTTCTCCTCATTGGGCGGCACCCTGCCGGCGTTGGTCATGCAGATCCTGCCGCCCGTGCTCGGAGCGTTGGGACAACTCGGCACGATGCTGCTGACCAGCGCGACCACATGGATTACGACGAGCCTGCCCCAACTGCTCGCCCAGTTCCAATCGTGGGTCACGTCGAGCCTGCCGTCGTTCCTGCAAACCGGATTGACGATGATAACGAACCTGTTGCAGGGCATCGTGCAGGCATTGCCTCAGATCGCTTCCACGGCTGTGACGGTGCTGACGACGCTGCTGGATGGATTGTCGGCCCAATTGCCGCAGCTCATCCCCATCGGCGTCAACGCCGTCCTCAACCTCGTGCAAGGCATCCTCAACAACCTGCCGCAGATCATCGACAGCGGACTGAAACTCATCCTCGGACTGGCGCAGGGCCTCATCAACGCCCTGCCGGACTTGGTAGGCAAGGTCCCGATCCTTATCGGCCAGCTGGTCGGTGGCATCATCAATCGTCTCCCGCAGATCCTGCAGGCTGGCGTGCAGCTGCTCGGCGCACTGGCCAACGGATTCATCTCGTCGGTTCCGAGGCTTATCGGCTCAATTCCAGGCATGGTCGGCCAGATCATGCACGGGTTCACATCTGTTAACTGGGGTAGCGTCGGCCTGAATATCATCACCGGCATCGCGACCGGCATCGCAGGCGCGGCAGGCAGGCTCGTGACTGCCGCTGTCAACGCGGCCACGAACGCATTGAACTGGGTGAAACGCAAGCTTGGCATCCATTCACCGTCGCGAGTGTTCCGCGATCAGGTCGGCGAGATGATAGGCGAGGGCATGGCGGTCGGCATCGACGAGAGCGCTTCGAAGGTGAGGAAGGCTGCCGGACGATTGACTGGCATTCTGCCGTCGCAGGACGCCTCGTATTCCGTCGGCGTCGCCAACGCCTCGCGTGGCGTTAACGCTGCAGCCTACGGCAATGGTGGGAGCGTGACGAACATCACGCAGACGTTCAATTATCCGGCGATCGCGCCGACGAGCATTTCCACGCAGCAGAAGTTGCAGACAGCGGCCATGCCGCAATGGTGATTGGGAGGTTTCGCGCATGAAGGTCAGCTATTCGCTCAACGGCCAGTCGCTCGACTCCGAGCGGATGCGCGTCATCGTCGGCACTACGCATTACACGTCGCTGTCGCCGATCGTTGACACGGTGCAGGTGAGCGGACGCAGCGGCGTCATCGTAGGCTCCTCGATTCCGGTGCTGGACGCGCCGGAGCTGACAATCAAGGTCGCGGCGTGGGGCGCGGATTCCGATGCGCTGATCTCGCGTTTCCGTGCCCGTTGCCTGCATGCCGCGAAGCTCACGATAGGTAAGACGGAGACCTTGGATGACGGCAGTTCGCGCAGCATGATCACGAGAGCGGTGTGCACGAGCTGCGAGCCGGACGATGACGAACGCCCGTTCCGTGACCTGCGCGTCATGACCGCCGTGTTCCAACTGCCGGACGTGTATTGGCGTGGCGAGTTGTGGCAGGAGAAGGTCCTTCCCGCGACTGGTGGTCTTCTGCTGGCCGGCGGCGTCAAGCCCAGCACCCAGAAGTATTGGACGAGGTGGAAAGGCGAGAAGAACAATTCGCCGTCCATGCTCGCGGACTTCTACACCTACTGGCAGGGAACGCCGAACAACAGTCCGAGCATCTTGGTGCCGCTCTCCGAGGGAATTCCCGAGGGCTGGCTTTCCGACGCGCCGATCACCACGCTGGTGCTCCGTTTCGGCGCGGTCACTGGTGTGACCATTTCGGATCCGGTGAGTGGCACGAATCTCATGTGGGGCGGCCAGCGTGACGCCTCACGACCTTACCTCTTCGTCGATGTGGCCAACCGCAAGGCGTGGACGGCGGCCAATGCCGACGCATGGTCCGGTGGTACGGATGCGTCGAATGGCGTCGACTGGACCACCGAACCGTTGCAGGTGTGGCCCGCGATCGATTCCGGCGACTATCGGCTCGATATCAGACAGACCGGCGGCGCCGACAAGGTGACATGCCGGTTTTTGCAATCATGGGAGTAGTTAATCATGGGCAAGTCTTTGCATGCTCGTCTGGTGGCATACAGGCCGTTCGGCGCGCGTATCGGCGTATTGGCGGAGCCGGTGAGCTTCAGCGCGTCGATGCTCCACGATGATGATGGTGCGATCAGCATCGAATATTCGATGTTGTCCGGTGACGCCCAGGCGTTCGACAGAGAGCTTACCGATGGTCTTGAGGTGGCCGTGGAGGTGTCGGACGGCAACGGTTATCGTGAGCCGGATAATGCACGCTATGTCATCACTGGGCGCAGCGGCAAGACGGACGACCGTACCAAGACCGTCACCTATTCCGGCCAGTCGATCAGCTGGCTGCTGTCAAAGGCGGAGAACAACGATTCCAGCCATCTGCTCGCGGACGGCGACAACAAGGGCAAGAGGCCCTTCTATTCGTCGAATCCGGGTGTGATCCTCAAGACGCTGTTGGACGAGAACAAGGCGCGTGGCGGCGTGGCCACCGGCCTGTCGCTTGGCTTCGATACGGCGAGGGACGCGGGCGGCGCGGCGTGGGCGAGGAAGTACACGCTTTACTATTCCTTGGGCACCGACCTGCAGGCCATTCTCAGCTCGCTGGTCAACGGCGGCGGCTGCGACTGGCGCACCAGCGGGCGCACGTTGAAAATGTGGAACGCCGACAGCACGGCATTGAGCCGTGACCTGAGCGAGAGCGTCGTGCTCCAGCTTGCTCGCGATATCAGCGAGGCACCATACGAGGAAAGCATCAGCGATCTCGCGTCCACCATCCTCGTCGAGGGTGACAATAATCTGCTTTTCCGCATGGATAATCCGGCTGCTCCGACCCCGTGGGGCAAGTGGGAATCCTATAGCTCGCAGGGCGGCGTGTCCGACAAGGACACCGCTCAAGCCTTTATGCAGAGCACTTTGGCTGATGCTGCGAGGGTACGTGGCCAGTACACGCGCGATTTGGTGACTTCCGGCGTGGATGATCTACCGCTCGTCGACTATCATGCCGGCGACTGGATCACCGCACCCACCGTGTCGCATGGCGAGAAGGTGCGCGTGCAGGAAATCGACCTGAGCATGCGCCAGAATGAGGGCTTATCCTGCTCAATCGCTTTGAATGACATCAAGTATGACGCTTCCGTGCGTCAGGCGAAGAAGATCAAGGGCATCACCGGTGGCGCAACGTTGGCCGGCAGCGAGGGCGGCCGCCCGGCTCCGGAGAAGGATCATCGCACGCCGAAGGCCGTGACCGGTCTGGTCGTGGCGACCGACGCGTATATCTCCTCCCGTGGTACGGCTTTGGGTCTGGCGACCTTGCAGTGGGCTGCGGTTTCGCAGGCCACGGATGACACGGCCATCGACATTTCGGGCTACCGCGTGGAGTATCGCAAGAACCTTGCCGGTGCCCCGTGGGTCAGTGGTGGCGTGACTGACGCGCAGCGGCTCACGTTGGGCATCGGCGGGCTCGAATGCGGGCAACGCTATGAGTTCCGGGTCAGGGCCGTGCCAACGTATTCAGACAAATTGGGCGACTGGTCGAACGTGGTCGTGGCTTTGGTGGCGTCGGACGTGACGCCGCCGAGCATCCCGTCCAAGCCTATCCTCACCAGCAAGCTCGGTGTGGTTGACGTGCAGTGGGACGGCAGGAACAATGCCGGCGGCGGCATGGAGCTGGACTTCGACCACGTGGAGGTCGGCATTTCCGATTCGAACGGGAATTGGAAATACCGGGATAGCGTGGCGCGTGACGGCTACTGCCATGTGACCGGGCTTGAACTGAACAGCACATGGTGGTTCGCGCTCAGGAGCGTCGATCATTCCGGCAACAAGTCGGCGTGGAGCGCGGGTGCCAGCGTCAAGGTCGCCCCGGTGCTCACGCAGGAGGATCTGAACAAGAGCGCCGAACAGATTCTGGCGGCGGCGAAGAACGACGCGGCCCAGCAGGTCGCCGTGGTCGACAAAAAACTCACCGAGACCGGCGCGCGGATCGAGGCGAACAAGGAGGCGCAGGACAAGGCCGACGCGGCGATAAGGGCCGACGTGTCGAAGAACGCGCAGGCCATCACCGACAACAAGAACGCGCAGGCCTCAGTGGACAAGGCGCAGGACGCCGCCACCAAGAAGGTGTCGGACGACCTCGCGGCGGCGAACAAGACGATCAACGCGAACAAGGCCGCCACCGACAAGGCGCTGGCCGAGGCCGAGAAGAAGGCCCAGGACGCCTACGACAACGCGGTCAACGCGCAGAAGACCGCCGACGGCATGCACTCCATCTTCAAGGGGCCCGACGACCCGCGCAACGACAAGTCGAACACGGTGAGGGCCGGCGACTTCTGGTTCGTAACCCAGAAATACTGGACCCGTTGGCTCGGCGAGGCGAACAACAGCACCTCACTGCTGGCGGACTTCTACACGTATTGGGAGGGCGCGGCGAACGACAGTGCGAGCGTGCTCGTGCCGTTGAGCTCGCGCGTCACCGCCGTGAGACAGTTCGACGGCACGCAGTGGAACGAGTTCAACCTCGTCGCCAGCAACATCATCGCCACCGGCTCGATCACCGCGCAGCTTGTGGACGCGGAGTTCTTCCACGGCCGCACCATCGTCGGCGGCACGTACCGCACCGAGGGCGGCAACGTGACCATCACCGACTCGGGCATCATATTCAGCTACCGCAACCGGCACCTGCTGAGCTTCGCCAGCGATTCGAGCGGCAAATGGCAGCTGACCATGGACGCGCCGATCGTGTCGGACGCGAGCATGAGCGCGCCGACCATCACGGGCGGCACGATCACCAGCGCCGTCTACAGGACCACGAACGGCAGGCTGACCATCAACGACGCGGGAATCGTTCTGAAGAACGCCTCCGGCACCAGCACGCTGGCGGCGGACTCGGCCACCGGCAGCGTGACCCTCGTCGGCACCGTGAAGGCCAGCCAGGTCACCGGTTCGACGATCACGACCACGAACGGGCGCATGCTGTGGAACGATGCCGGCCTCGTGCTGAAGGACGCCAACGGGAGCATAACCCTGTACGCGAGTTCGATGGACGGCAGCGTGACCATGAAGGGCTCGCTGACCAGCGGCAGCACGCTCTCCGGCGTGACCGTCACCGGCTCGATCATACAGACCACGGGCGCCGCGAACAGGGGCGTCAAGCTCACCAGCGGCGGACTCGTCGGCTACGATTCCTCGGGCAACGCGAAATTCGCGCTGGACACCAACGGCAACCTGAAGATGGACGGCGGCATACTCGCCAACGGCACCCTGACCGCGCCCACCGTCAACGCGGGAGTCATGACCAGCACCGTCATCAACGCGCCGGTCGTCCAGTCCAGCACCGCCGACAACACGGGTTGGAAGCTGCGGGGCAACGCGCTGGACATGTGGGACTCGAAGCGGAACCATACCGTGCATCTGGACGGCGAGGGCGCGAACAACCTGCTGACCGGCACGTTCCAGACCGGCCTGTCGGGCAACAGGGTGATGATAAGCCCCTCGTTCCAACAGTCCGAGGTCACGGGCTCGGATAAGCTGGAGGGCGCGGGCATCCAGTTCTACCACGGGACCAATGCATACATGCACCCGTACATCGCGGTCGAGTCCACCACGCAGCAGGAAGGCGAAGTCAGCGCGCTCACGTTCAACGGCGGGCGTCGCGTGCGGAACGACCCCGGCGCGTTCGCCAGAATCGGCGAACGCAAGGGCTCCGACAACACCACCAAGGGCGGCACCGTGTTCCTCGCCGCATATCAGGACTATGACTCGCCCGATACCGGCAAAAAGCGCGCCTACCTAACTCTGTGGTCTCCCAAGACCGGGGACACGACCGCCACGCTCGCCGCGCAGGACCCCAATGGCCGAGTCGGCATCCAAGCCGACATCGACAGCGGATACCTGTACATGGGAGGTTTCTTGGGAAGTTATGCGTCCAGAGGCACATTTCAGTCGATGTACTGGGATGGGACCCACCACATCAGCCCATGGATGGTATTTCGGTTCAAGGGCTCGTGGACGCCGCCGAGATACGGCAGCTACAAGATCGTCGGCGGCGTCAACAACGCCACCGGCGACGCTCTGTGCACCAGCGCCCCCTGCAACGAGAGCAGCAGTGGGGCCGAGATCATGGTCCAGTCGATGCCCGCGAACGTCGGCGGCTACAGCATGTTCCCCGGCGGCGGCACCAACATCTGGTGCACGATGTTCGGATACCTGAGGAAATAGTGGAGGAACCATGCGAATCATCGGAGACCGGCTCTTCATCGACCTGCCGGGAAGCGGCGAACCATCGCCGGACGGGCGCATCGACGGCGGCACGGCATGGGGAACCCATTTGACGGACATCGCCGCCACGGGCCTGCTGCTCGGCACCACGTCCGACATGGAGACCGTGGCCATGATGCTCGATGTCTCGAAACGCGTCGCCGACC